GGGCGGCGGTCAGTTCGGCGAGCTTGGCGTCCTTGGACGCGGCTTCGACCTTGAGGCTTTCGAGTTCGGCAGAGACGCCGACCGTCATCTTCTCGACAGTGGTGCGGAGGTCGTCGCGCTCGGCGGTGAGGCCAGAGACAGCGGCGGTGGCGGCGAGGAGTTGCTCTTCGATGGTCATCTTAGATTTGCGGTTAATGGAATTAGAACGAACGCAGGGCGTCGTTGAAAGAGTCGGCCAAGCCTGTGACCAAGCCCTGGGCGGCGGCTTGCTTGCCGGAGAAGACCTGGCCTTCCATGGCCTCGGCCTTCACCATCTTGCGCTTCATGTTCACGGCTTCCTTAAACTCGGCGTGGATCGTGTCGACGCCCTCTTGAAGGTTGCCGAGTTGGCCTTCGTCGAGGGACGTGCCTTCGATGCCCGCGCCCTTGAACTTGCCGGACTTGATGACGACCATCTTGATGCCGGCCATCTTGGCGGCTTCGGAGTAGTCAGGGATGGCCATATAGACGCCGATGCTTCCGACCGTGGAGGACGGGCTGGCGACGACGCGGTCAGCAGCCGAGCCAATCCAATAGGCGGCGGAGGCCATTTCTGAGTCGGTGTAGGCGAGGGTAGGCTTGCCGAAGTTGCGGACCTTGTTGGCGAGTTCCTCGACGCCGGTGACCGTGCCGCCAGGGGAAGAGATTTGCAGGGCGACCTTTTCGACCTCGGGGTTCGCGGCAAAAGCGTCCAGGGCCTCGGAGACTTCATTCACGTCCACGGCGCCCATCATCTTTTCGAGAGGGGACAGGCCCTTGCCGATCACGCCGACGACCGGGATGATGCCGATGCCGTCGACGACGTAGGGCTTAGGGGCCACGCCGAAGAGCTGCGCGAGCATATCGGTAAAGCCGAACTTCTCGGCTAGGACAGCGTGGTCCTTGGCCTTGGTCGGGTCGATGAGGAGGGGCTCGCGGCCCGACAGTCCGTTGGTAAGGAAACGCATGGTCTTAGGAATTGGGTTGGTCGAGCTCTTCGGGCTCTTCCTGGTCAGCGGGTTCGTCCTCCATCTCGGGGGACTCGGGGCCTTCCATGACATCGCCGCTGATCGTGCCGACTGGGGTGTTGGACGGACGGAACAGCAGTTCAAACGGGATGCCGTATTGTTCGGCCAAGTCCTTGATGTGGACCATATCAGAGGCACGCTTGGCCATCTCGGTGCGGAAGTCTAGGCCGCGCTGGGCGTAGAGTTCGGACATGGACAGCAGGCCCATCTCGACGTCGGCTCGGTCGTTCGCGGCTTCGCGGCCAGCGTCGACGGTGACGGACTTCGGGGTCGTCCAGGATACGCGGTTCCAATCCGGGTCGTCAGGGAGTTCGCCGGCGGCGATGCCTTGGCCGATGATGTAACCCCACGTCGGAACGCAGAAGTTCTCGATCATGATGGTCTGGTACTTCGAGAAGACGCGGCCAGCCTTGGCGGTGATGAGGCGGACGGTGGCGCCGCCCAGCTTGGAGGAGTCGCCGACAAACTCGTAAGGCAGCACGCCTTGGGAGATGTCGCGTTCCAGCGCCGCGAGGAAGCCGGTGAAGGTGGCGTTGGGGCGGTTGCTCTGGAAGGACGTCATGTCCTCCCCGGGCTCAAGGGCGATGAGTTTGCCGCCCATCGTGTTGGCGAGGTTGGCGTAGGAGCCGGTTCCCGTTGAGCCAAGTTCGTTGGCCATGTCGCCGTCGATGATGCCGCCCGCCTTCTTGATGATGCGGGTGACGTCGCCGTTGTCCTTCACGGCCTGCTTCTCGAGGGCGAGGATTTCCATCTCGTCCTGAATGCTGTTGATGCTGTGCTGGAGAAGAGGGACGCCACGGGCGCCGGACGCATACTCCTGGTCGACCACCATCATCATCGACTGAGCGAGGATCTGGCGGGACGAGCCGTCGGAGCGGTAGATGTTCACGGCGATGTATTCGCCATACGGACCGAACTGGATGCCGTCGTGCATACCCTCGGGCACCTTGCCTTCCAGAGGGTCGCCGACGCGGTGGGCTTCCATCAGCTGGAGTTTCGCTTCACCGGTGCCGTTACGCACCTTGGCGGCGAACGAGTCACCGTCGCGGATCATGCCGCGCAGCAAGATGGACTGAGCCTGATAGAACGAGAAGCGGTTCGTGATGTCGATGCGCTTGGCCTTCTCGGCGAAGTAAGCCTCATAGCGTTCCTGCATCTCAGGGGTCGACGCGTGGCTCTGGGGCTTGATGCCGTCGCCAACGGTGTAAAGGCAGATGTCCGCAAGGATTTGCTTGAACAGCCCGGAGTTACGCTCGGCCCAGCGGCACTTGCGGACCATCGTCAGGCGGTCGTAAGGGGTCAGGTCACGGCGAAGGTCACGGGGCTCCGCGCCATAGGCCGCACGGCGGGCACGCGTCACGCCGATGCTCTGCCAATCGCCGTAGGAAGCCTGCGGCTGCGGGGCGGAGGGCGTAGCCTTGGGCGTCTTGGGACGCAGGCTGACGGTCTTAATCTTCTTGCGGATGGCCATGGAAAGTTAGTCCTGACGGTTCTGCCAGTCGGTCGAGATGATCGTGCGACGCGAGCCGTAAGTCGCCGGGTCGAGGCGGCTGAGGGCGAACATGGCTTCGGCGAGCATCTCCTTCGGGGGCATGGCGAACTGCTTGGACGCGGACGAGCCGGAGTCGGAGTAGGACATCAGGGTCTTACCTTCGGTGATCATGGAGACCGCCTTGGCTTTGATGTCTAGGAGTTCGCACTCCGTAAGTCCGATAAAGAGTCCAGAGGCCATTTAAACTTGCCGAGAATGGAAGCCGTAAGGGGGGTGCGCCGCCCAGCCCACGCCATGAGTCTCTTCCTCCCACGACACTAAACGACGCACCCTTGCATATAGCGTGCCAAGGGTCATGACGGTTGCAAGTCGGTTTCGGCAGTTTCCCGCCCAGCGATGCCCCAGCGGACGGCCGCCAGCAGGGCGAGGATTTCGCAGTCCATGGCGTGGTTGTCCTTCTTGCCCTGGGGAAGTATCCACATTGGTTTGCCCGTCCGCTTGTCCTTGATGCGGACTTCGGCGCTCAGCTGCTCAACGTACTCGGGGGTGGCGTCGAGGGCGTAGCTCCACACGCGGCGAGCCCGCAAGCCGTGCAGGAGGTCTTTGCCGGCGGTGGCCGAGTGGACGATTAGGATCGCGCGCTGTGGGATGCCAGGGACGACGATGGACTGCTTCTCGGAGTAGAAGCGGCGGGTCGTGTTGCCGGACTTGTCAGTCACTGCGAAGTCGTCGGACCCTGAGCCCTTGGCCGTCTTCCAGTTCCGCTTGGCGGTCTCGCGGTAGACCTCGGTGGTGTTGTCGCCTGAGTCGACGAGCACCATGGCATGATGGACGCCGTGCTGTTTGGCGAAGGCTTCGACGTTGCCCCATGAGTCGATGCGGGCGAAGGCCATCAGGCGGCTGTGCCCGGTCTTGGCCCATCGGCGGACAGTCACCCAGAAGTGGCCACGTTGGACGTCGACCCCCATCGTGCGGAAAGGGATGCTCCCGGGCACGGCGTCCTTCTGCTCGACGACGCGGGCCTTCGGGGTGATCGCGGCCTCTGCGTCCCAAGGGTCGGCCATCTTGTAGTTGGCGGCCTCAGCCAGGGCGGTAATCTCGCCGCCCTCTTCTGACCAGGGCAGGGCGAGACGCTTCTGTTTCCACTGGCGACGCTGATCGTCACTGCCGTAGGTGTCGAAATCTTCCTTCGCTTTTAGGCACATCACGCCGAGCTCGCCCCAGCTCATCGTCGCAAGGCTGTTCCAATGCAGGCCGATGTGCCCGGAGTTCGCGGCGACCGACGTAGCGACGAAGGTTCCGCGGGCGTTGGCCTCTAGGCGGCTTGCGTTCGTGTCAGGCAGGAGCGTGCGGCAGGCCGCGCACTCGTAGGTCGTGCCGACGCTGACCTTGTGCAAGTCCCATGTGCCCGTCGCCTTGGCGTCCTCGGGGAACCTGATCTGCTCCCAGACCCACGGCTGCAAGTGGTCGCACTTCGGGCACCTCATGTTCCAATCACGCTGGTCGGTCGTCTCGTGCAGCTGATGGAACTCCTGCCCAGCCCGTCCGCCCTGGGATAGGAAGATGCGTTTGCCCATCCAGCCGAACGCCGTGACGCGCGCGCTCAGTTCGGCCAAGTGTCCGGGCGGCGCCATCCAGCACTCGTCGGCGATCGTGTAACGCAGGGACAGGCGCTGAAGGTTGGCCTCATTCCAGATGCCGCGGCAGTAGAGCGTCATGCGGTCGAAGTCCGCCGTCGTCGAGCGGTCGAGGTCGTCACCCGAAAGACGCGCCTTCACCGGCGGGCAGTTGTTCCAGACCGGGCGGAGGTAACGCAGGGCGAAGTCTTTGGCCTCGGGGTCCGTGGCCTGAAGCACCATCGTCGGCCCAGGAGCGTTGGCGATGATGTGGCACGTCAGCAGGCGGGCGAAGAGGGACTTGCCAGATTGGATGCTGGCGAGGACGGTCAGAAGTTTCGTCTCGGGATCAGAAGCCAAGCGAAGGGCCTCCGCCACCCACGGCGTGCGCTCGGAGCGGAACGGCCCGGGCATCGGCGAGTCAGGGATGGCGAGCACGTTGGACTCCAGCCATTCGACCACGTCACCCGAGTCTGACGGGCGCAACACGTCGCGACCGATGCGGAGCAAGTCAGCCTTAT